TCTGCTTTAAGAATATTATTCCTAGTGAAATTACTTCCGCATATAGCGCATGGCAAGCAATTATTTTGACCCGTTGTAAATGGAATTGACGAGTAAATAGGAACAACTGGATCATCTCCAAATGGAGAAATAAACTTATTTGGAAAGTTAGTTGTCTCTAAACTTGCTGTTGTAATTGATGGCATATTAACAGGGGTTCTGCGCTTTAAATTGCTGTGCAGCGGCAGTTGCTGATTGAAGTGCAAGTACTCCAGCTTCTTCTTCTGCGTGTTCAAAGCTAATATACGAAAGAAATGAAGCAGATGCCGTGGCTGAAATGGATTTCAATGGATTCACGTTACAATTTAATGTTGCAGTTTTAAAAACCTTAGCAATCCACGATCTATCATTTGCAGACTGTTGCTCGTAAGGGTTAGGAAGCAAGTCAATCGATAATATTTCACCATTTTGTGCGACAACACAAGACTGAACCTCATCCCCTTGCGGTGATCCAGTAGATTTTTCCATCCAAGGATCCATAAATATGCGAATAACTTCAACTCCCAACTCTCCACACCATTCGATTAGAAGAGAAAAAGCCTTATCAACATCATCCGTTAACTTTGATTCGCAAGTTGAAGTTAATGAATCTCGTTGGGCAGACTCTGTTATCAACCTGCGATACTGAGTGTTTAGCAACCCCAGACTCCTTATTTGCTCTTCGTATGGAGTGTTATCCCATTGGTAATTGTCTGTAACCGCTAACAATCTCTTTTTAAGAATAGAATTATAATTACCTTTGCTTCCTTTAAAAGATACTTCTACATCAACAGTTCCACCGATTTGAGTGCATTCTATTTCTCCATATTTAAACTGCTTTAAATCCATTTCATCACCTAAAAGCGGAGTTTCAAATTGAGAGTAAATCCTGTTATACAGTGTTGTTGTTGTTTTATCTGGATTTATTTGTAGGTAAGAATCAACTCTTTCTGGCTGAAATGACTCCCACAAATGATTATAAGACCCATCATTGGTAGCGGAATAATCAACACTAAAATGAAAGCATCTCGATTGCCCACCAATAACTCCAGAAGTCCACTCAACAGGACGTGTCCCAGTCCAAACCCCACACCATGCTGGATTTTTATTTTCACCCCATTCAGATGCAGCGGCATAATCCAATACCATTGTATCAGAATTTAATGTCTGCATAAATGGCACTGAATAAAGCAAGTAATTTTCAAATCCAATAGCGCAGATTTTTGTTGCGTCAGACGTGATGAGTCTTTTTGTTCTTGCCATTTCCAAGTCTTTTACAAGGACTTGAGATGATAGATATGCTGTTGTGGCAGGATCCGTTGTTATGAGTCCATTTTGTGAATACCACCACATTTGACCCGCTTGGAATGCAATTGATTTTCCTGCAATGCATCCCACAGAGGAATAGAGTGTTGACTGAAAATTTTCAGTTGTTACCCATTGTGTTCGATCAAACACATTTGATTTTAGTTGAAACGTAGACCTGTCAGTAAATACAATCAGTCTCGTTGAGGTATCTTGGCCAACATAGCTCACCATTCCCGTAATCGGACGCGAGAAACTAAAATCACCACGGGAAGTTCCTGTTGCACGTTCTTTAAATGACGTTGGATCCCCTAAATCAGAGGCTAACACGATGTTTTTATTGGCAATCCACATTCGGTTTCCAGAGTATGCCATCCAATACCCAACTGGAATTGTCGATGTTTGCGTTCCAACCTTATCAGAACCATCCCAGAATGCAGGATATGAAATCCCATCTTGGATCATAACCAACCGATGGGAAGGTGTTGAAAATTCTTGAGATCCTGTTGTGAGATTTGCTGATCGAGTTGCAAGTGTAAAGACAAACTGATCCACACTTGATGACATTTTTATGTTTTTTAATCTAAAATCTTCCCAATCACTTGGTTGAATTAGTGGAAATGGAGAGTAATAAACATTCCCATTTACAGCAAAAACCATGTAATTCAATTCATCAGCAATAATTCCATTTCCATTAACATCAAAAATCTTTGCGGGAGTAATTGTGATTACACCATTCCGATTTTGCGTTAAAGAAGCTTCCTTTTGCTTGTTGGATGAAAATAGAATTCCACCTTGAAAATTTCCAGCAGGGAGAGAAAGGTGCATTTTATGCCCCGGTCTGGTTTGGATCAAACCTCCACGGACAGTTACATTAACTCCCCATTTAAATTGATTCTCAGGTAACAACCAAGGATTTCTAACGGAATTAACTCCCTGTATCCATCCACTGGATATCTTCGACATCCGACCTGCTGTGATATTCTCACTTTTCATTACTAGAACATGACTACATCTGAACCATCCCCATAGGTTTCATTGTTGATCTGCGGTGGAACGAATGCGTGACCATCTTGATGCTCTTGTTGGTTTTTCAGATATGCCAATGAAAATCCCCAGTAACGTAGTGCTTGTTCAGCAAAGTCCTTGTCCTCTAGATCACAAGCGTGAACGGCAGTGATGATTGCGCGTGTATGCTCAATTGGAATGAAGTCGTATTTACTAGTGATAACTGGAGGTTTTAGCCTGTAGGCAATTCTTACCCACGCGCATGGTTTGCCAATGCGGATCCTGCGGTACTGCGGGTTGACCTCTGTGGGATGATATTGACCAATCAAGGTCAAATCGTTGCTGCGCCCGTAGTCCATAGCGTAAAGACTCACAAACCCGTCTGTAAGGGGTTTTTGAATGTTAGCAACACTCTTAACTAGTATTGGATCCTCAATGGCATCAACGAAGAATTTGCTGTCCGTGGATAGACCACTAGTTGAAAACTCTTTTCTTCCAACAATGCTAGATAGGTTTTGAGATTGTGCTTTGGTAGCATAAAGTTCAAACTCATCGTTGTTGATGCGACGAATGAAGTATGTCGTTCCTGCAACCAATCCATTCGGAAGTACATCACCAGAATTGGCTCGTACAGTCACGGATTGACCAGTGGTGTAAAGCGAAGCGTCAGCAACAATGCTTGTGGATGGGGATGCCGTAAAGGTGCGTTGGATATCAAGCGACAATTGACCAGTGCCGGGCGTTGTAATCGGAACCAGAACTGATGCAGAATACACATTAACACTATCCCCAATCACTCTAACTTGGTAGTCCGTTCCAGCAACCAAAGGAGATGGTAAAACTCCGCTTGTAGAGAACTTCACAGTCTCATTTTCCTGCAAGAATTGCACGGACGAGGGTTGAATCAGGTTGTTGTATGGAAGTGGAGAGACAGAGAATCGCTTTGCGTAGTACGATTGACCAGTTCCAAAAGACACTACATTAATTTGACCAGTTGTTCCACCCGCAATTGCATTTGCCGAGGAGGTATATGCTATAGCAACTGAAGTAGACGATACATTCAGGTATGCGGGAGTTGCCCCATTGTCAATTGCTGGGCTAGTTGTAGGCAGTAGATAATCAGTTCCCCAATAAATCGTTTCTGGAGTTGTAAGATTAGTAAAATCACCTAGCCATTTGTTTGTAAATGAAACTCCAAACACGCGAGATAGAACAACATAAAAACTTCCAGTTGGAGAAGATGTGATATTCAACCTGCTAAAATCAGCACTTTTAACTGTAAATGTACCCGTTGCTGAATTTAATGGTGCTTCCGCTCGATATGAAGTTCCAGAAACCAATGGATTTGGCATTGTTCCTGTCGATGAAAACTGAACAAAGACTCCTGTCGATGGAGTGATTATAACATTAGGAGCGGATGTATATCCAGACCCAGTAGTTACGACTGTTAAACTAGTCACTTCTCCAGAACATACATTAATTCCAGTTGCCGTTGTTGCTGGAGTTGGTGTTATCGCTAAAACAGAATAATCAAATGTTGTTGCTGTTTTGCTATCGATTGTGGATACAATACCACTGACAGGTGTTGCTGTTATTGGAGTAGTGGAAGGAACTACAATTTGGAAAGTATTAGGCCCTATAACAAATACGCTCCATGTTGCATTGTATACTATGGAAGTCAAAGTGCATCCGCTGATGGTTGCCCTATCCCCTGTAACATAATTGTGTGGGGTTGTGGTTATGACAGTCGCTAGAGTAGCTGTTGCAGATGCTTTTGTAATGCTTGTAACATTTGTTGGAATTTTTGGAACTTGAATTATCTTGTCTCCATTATAATCGGATTCCAATGCCCCTGTTATTGTTACTGTTTGACCTGATCTAAACCCATGCGGAGATATGGTTGTTGCAGTTGCAAGTGTTGATGATGGTTTGGTTATTCCAGTAACAACTAAATTGGTTGTATTTACATTTGCTGTTGCAGTTGCTCCAGTTCCACCTCCACCAGTTATTTCTACTTGTGGTGGGTTTTGGTATTTATTTCCTCCAGAAATTTGACTAAATCCAGCTACAAATGACGTTTGTATCGTTGCTATTGCAACAGCAAGAGTTCCGGGCTTTAGTTGTGCTTTAATAAATTGACCAACAGGAGGTACTGCTGGAGCAGTAAATACCTCTATATTGCTTCCAGTTGGAAGTGATGTGCTTGCCGTTGCAAACGAAAATGTAAATGGAGTAACAGTTGTGACTGCTGTAACTGTTCTAATTCCATTGTATCCAGATTCATTAACTCCTGTAATTTGAACTATATCCCCAATGTTCAACCCATGTGCTGCTGCTGTTGTTGCTACAACGACAGTTGCTGTTGGTGTTGCTTTTGTTATAGCTGTTATTGCAATCGTATTTCCAATTTCAGCAGATAATTCAAAAGTGAAACTATCTGAACCTGTCTGTGTAACGCTAAAATCACCATTATATGAGGCTGGATATGTCGCGCTATTGCTTATGGTTACAAAATCTCCAGTTCTATAATTGTGAGGAATAGATGTTTTTGCAGTAACAAGCAACCCATTAGTTGTTAATGAAATTATATTATAAATCGTAGCAGGAGCTGGAGCATCTATTGTGATGGTTGGTGGGGATGAGTATCCGAAGCCGGGGTCTTCAATAACAATTGAAGAAATTTGATATGAAATGCTATTTCTAATCGCATATCCAGTTGCGGTTCTTGGTGAAATTGAGCTTCCAGATGGAGCGGATGGAGGTGCAGAAAAATTAACGTCTGGAGTAGAAATATAACTAGATCCAGCATCAGTCAAATTTATTGAAGTCACGCTTCCAACAACGATTGGAGTGAAGTTTGCTCCTGATCCAGTTGGAGAATTAATTGATAGGCCCGGTGCGGTGATCTGACTAGACTCTCCAGCAATCGTAGACGCTGGAATTAATTTAACTAGAGAAATAGTGCCAACTCCAGCCGATGTAAGTTTAATTGGATTTACAAAGTTTGTTGGAGAAGATGCGGCAGCATCTGCTTGTGTTGTATGAATCGAAACTGATTTTGTGCTTACGATATTTACAAAGTAGTTTTGATTTGCAATCAAAGGTTGAGGAAGTGTTCCCCCAGACGTGAAGACTTGGACTTGGTCACCTTGGGTGAGCAAGTGGTCAACGCTGAAAGTCAACTTTGTCTCTGGCACGATTTCCTTCCGAATATCCACATTAATTGGATTTGTTGATCCAGTAGTGTGAATTTCGTTTATATTAGCTTGTGCATCAGCAATCGAACCAAATATTTGAAGGTGTGTAGAATCAAGAAGATTTCCAAAGTATGTAACTCCAGATTTTATTCCAATTGGCAGTGTTTGTGTGACTGAAACTGTTCCGCTTGTTATGTCTGTTGTAAATCCAACAACGGAACCACCAATAGACAAGCTAACTTGGAAGGTATTCCCAGATTTATTAATAATATAATATTGGGTTGTTGTATTTAAACCAGAACCACCAGACAAAGATGTAAATCTTATTGCTTGATTGTTTTGAAATTGATTATCAACAGAAGTAATTATATCATCAGATGCAGTTCCTGTAATAGATGCAATTAAAGTAGATGGAAATGTAATAGGGTTTGCTGTCGTAATCTCAATAGTAGGAGCAGACGCGAACTGAAGTGCAGTAACAACAAATGAAGTCCTTGAATCAAGGAATTTCAGTGGCCCTGCTCCTACTATACTTTGGAGGGAAATTGGATAATTTCCCGCCTGCGCGTTGAGAGAATCATTGTAAATTTGGATTGTCAAAGCATCCAATACGCCAATGTAGTATGTCTGACCATTGGAAAGCGGAACTGGAATAGTTCCAGAAATCGCAATAACTTCCATTCCTTGCCCAGAATTAAGCGTGTGAGAAGTTGCTGATGTAAACTTGCTAATCGGGCTTATAGCAACCTCGCGGGTGCGAATAGTAGCATCGTCTGGAGCGATTGTCCCGTAAGCAAAGTCAGATTGCGAATGAATTGGAATAAGAAGACCATCAACGCCAGTTCCATCTTTTAATTGACTACGCAAATCTCGATTGTTGGAATCGGTTCCAGTTAC